TTCTTTACCCATAGAGTTCCTAGGTATCATATTTTGATCTATGATAATTACATTACCTATATCATCAGCTAAAAGCTCTAATACTTGATTATTTAATATATTAAACTCTAATTGGAAGGATTCTGTTCTATCTACAAGACTAGAAGATTTAGAATTTCTCTCAGAAGATATAAGGCCTTCTACAGGTATTTTAGCTCCATACAGAGAATCTTGTCCTTTAAATTGAAAGGGTATAGGATCTCCACCTATATAAATAGGTTCAAATGTTGTATAGTTTCTCGTATAAAAAGAAGATAGAGAGGAATTAATTTTTATTCCATATCTAATCTCATTTATATAAGTCCAATCAATATGTTCACCTGCTATAAGATTCTCAGCAGAACATTCTCTTGTAATAGAATTATCATATATTCCTTTTTCATAGCATTCATAGTTTTCATCTACTTTAATGTCTGATATCTTCTGGCCATCTATTACTTTAGTAAGCATACCTATTTTTCTCTGAGATCTCCAATATGCTTCTGTTACTCTAACTAAAGAAGGAGTATCCATACTTTCAAAATAATTAGAGCTCTTTCCATGATTTATATCATACCAGGAGAATGTATTATTAGAAGGATTATCATCTCCACTATTCATATGTTTTACAAACTCTCCATCCATGTACTGACCCCAAGTCTTATTGGTTATACTTTCAGGATATGGTTTAGAATAATCTGTATAATAATCTGATCTACCTTGATGAGCTGCATCTACTAGAGGTATATTATTTACAATCCTGTAGCCTTTTTTAAGTTCCTCTAGTTGTTCTATAGACATTTTATCACCAAACATATCTATAACATCACCCATAGACATCATCCTTACTCTACCAGCATAGTTACCTTCACTAGTATAGTATACATCTTCAGATTTATGATAAAAAGTATGAATAGGATTCCATAGTTCAATAGCATAATCATTATCAGTAACTCTAATATGCCAAAATTCTCTATCAGTTACTAATAAATCTTTAAATCCTATAAGCTCTTGCCTATACATATTAAATCTTTCATTATCCCATTGAATAACATGATTAGCCCATTGTTCAGGTAGAGTTCTATAATTTTTAAACTTGACACTCATTTCTGCTATTTGTTTAGCAGTTTCTATTTCCTGTTGCATTTGTTGCATTTGATCAGGATTTTTAGGACTTAATCCAAGTTCTTGCATCTTTTGAACTTTCATAGATGCAGCATTCTGCCCTAATATATTTTGTATATATTCTTTTTTAGCAGCTTCAGTTTCTGATTGAGTATAGGGATCTACTGCAGAAACTATAATTCTAGTATCTCTTTTAGACATCTCTCCTAAAAGAACATTAATTATATTTGGTATAAGAGGAAAAAACCTTATAGGTACTTGAGATTGTAGATCAGAAGTCAGTATATCTATATGTTCATTCATAGGATTACCTTCTGAAATTATATAGTCACTTCTACATAGTATCCCATTAGCTAAGTCATATTTCCTTTTAATATCTTGAGCATTAGCCATAATTTGTCTACTACCTGCTCTTTCAAGCCAATCTAAATTCCACTTCTTCCATTCTTCATTTTTCTCCTGCACAGGAATCATTTGAAGAGGAGTAAGAGCATATATATTTACATTATCCTTTCCAGCTACATATCCATTAAGAAGATCTCTAGCTGAAAGAACAAGACTATCTTTTATTTTTTTTGTACTCATTGTTAATAGCTTTTAAAGTAGCTTCTTTTAGGTAGCATACTTATACCATCATTATTTTGGAAATATCCAGCATTTTTAAAGTAACTCTTAGGAGGAACAACAGCTATCATATTCTTATCTCTTTTTTCTTTTGTTTTATCAACTCTATTAAATAATCCATTTACAAAGTGATATTTAGCTAAAGATTGAGCTAGACTAAATGATATTAAGGAGTCAGTATTTAGATCTTCTGTAAATTTTCTAAGTTCATCTAAAAGTCTATTATGTAAAATTCTTTCTACTCCATAAACTGTTCTAGCTACTTCACCATCAGGTTTTCTTATAACATCTATCTCCTCTTCTGTATATTCTTTTACATTTTGCAAAAGATAATTCTTAATAAGAGGAGTCATATGTACTCCATATTGTTTATGTACATTAGTATTAGCCTTAAGATCATCTAAGAATCCTATTTCTTTCTTTGTAGCTAAGAGATGTTGTAATTTTCTCTCTTGCATATGATTTATAAAGGATTGAACATTAGATTCACAAATAGTGAAAGCATTATACATCCTTACTAGATATTCACCTATTGTATTAGTCTCTTTTAAATCTTCCATTCTACCTACATACCAAGCTACAGGTTTGTATCCATCTACTTTAATTTGAACATTTCCCTCAGAATCCAGATCTTTCTCTTCAGTAAATGTTTTAAATATATGTATAGAAAATAAAGATTCAGAAGTTGTTGTTCTATCAACAGCTATTGGATCCACACCAGCATAATAAGTTAAGAAAGATGGTTTATCTGATATAGGAAACTCAACTATCTCTACACATCCTCTTACATCTCTAACATCTTCTCTTAAAGGAAAATCTATTAATGGTTTAGGATCATCTTGTCTATCTGCTAATCTCCATTTTATAGTACCTCTATTTTCAGCTTCATATAAAACTACAGGAGTTATTTTAGGTTTCTGAGCACTAAGTCTATCTTGTTGTTTCTTTATAAGAGCAGATCTAAAATAAGACCTCTTTCTTACACCAAAGGCTTCTTCAAATGTTAAAGGATTTTGAGAAATAGCTAACTGAGCATCTTCAAAGGATATACCCTCACTCTTCTTTCTATCCTGTTTAATAAACTCTTCAGCTAGATCTATCAGAGAATTACCATTATTGTCCATATATCCTTCTAAATTCCAGCTATGAGGTACAAAAAACCCACATTCTGTCAACTTAGAATCTTGATCAAAAGTATTAGAAACACTCATAAATCCATACTTATCAGGGTATCTAAATATTTTCTCTAAATCCCTACACTGTTCTAATTCACCTACAGAACCTGAAATTATAATAGTACCAGTAACTACATTACCTTGTTCTACTGCTGGTCTAATGTAACCTAAAGTTATTAGAAGAGTAGGAGCAATACCTGCCTCTTCATAGAAGAATAGTGTCTGAGCTCCACCTACACCTTTAGAAGGAGACTGTTTAAAAGTAAGACCAGTCATTTTAGAGTTGTTACCTACAAAAGTACCATCCTCTGTCATTGACCTTTCTAACCATGCTAAGTTGTTAGCTATTTGAGGACCTCTTATCCAAGGAGTTTTTGAGTTTACATGGTTTCTATATAGATTCATAAACTCCCAAGACTTCTGAGTAAATTCCTCATCTGAAGCCCCAATAGTATTTACAGATCCTCCAGCCCACCAATAAGACCACATAAGAATGCTCATTATCTTGAAGGTATAGCCTCTCTGTCTACATTTTACTACAACTGCATGTCTTCCCTTTAATATACATAATAAAATATAATAAAAAAAATGTAGATCAGAGTCCCAAGGTTGTGCAAAGTCTATCTTTTTTTTCACCTTATCATAAATAGGACAAAAGTTGAGGTACCAATAATAGAAAGGGGGTACATATATGTTATCATATATTACCCCATTAACTACTTTCTCTTTTTCTTTCTCCCACCATTTAATTTCCTGAATAGTCTCAGGTATTAATAGTGTATAGTCCTCACCATTTTTATAGTAATCAACTACTACTTTCTGCCATAAATGTGTATTAGTTAAGTTATACTTACCTGGATACTTGACTTGAGATTCTACGTATTCTATAAAGCTCTCTTTATCATCAAAGATTGTAGTTGACCATTCTTCAGTCTTACTATTATATGTTGGTATTTTTAAAGGAAATTGATTCATAATTATTAATATCTGCCCATACGCTGTTTACCTCTTAGGGCTATTTTAAACTCTTCTTGTGCATCCTTTTCTAGTTTTTTGAAGTTATCATTAATTTTACCTAAAGTCATTTGATACTGCCTATATTCTGCTACTAACTTACCATCTGTTTTCTCTGTAGGTACAAAAGTATTTAGAAATTTAGCAGTATTCTCCATAGATTTCTTTGCAGCTTGATATAAAGTAGCTGTAGGTGTTATAAATAATCTTCTTAACTTGTTAATACAAGCATCAATATCCTTATTATCTAAGGAAAAATC